CCTGCGAGAGAACCTATTTGTCCGTATTAGGACTGAGTTGGGAGATCGGGCCGACCGAAAGGAGATGACTGCGTGGGTCCGCCCACAGAAGGAGCGGGAGGAACGTTGCTGGGCGTCACGGTTCCGCTGGGTGTCACCACCGGAGCCTGCATCTTCGGGTCGGTGTCGTCTTGACTGACCACGTTCAGACTCACGGTGGGCTTGGATGTCATGGACTCGACCGAGTTGTTGACGCCGAGAGCGAAGTGACTGTTTCCGTCTTCGTCCTTGACGACGATCAGATCACCATCCGGGGCCCCTTCGGTTTTGTTGTAACGCGTCGTCGAGACCCCCAGCAGTACACCGAGGAATGTGTCGACGACGGTGATCGAGCCGACGATTTCCTCTGCCTTCGGAAGATGCCAGATCTGCGCCAGAGCGAAGTAGAGAGTGCCGAAGGAAGGGAGCGCTACCAGAGCGATGAACTTCGTCGCATCATAGGCCTTATTCGCGAGTTTCATGACGGATTGTTTCCTTTGATCACGATTTCGGAGAACGGAATGGTTCGGAAAGGTAGAGCAGCAACTTGAGCCGCGATCCGATCGGCGACACCATTACCGCCCAAAGCCTTATAAGGCTCGACCAGGTACTTGAGGTATTCCTCGTACTCGTCCTTCGTGACCCAACCACGCTGAATGAAAGACATTCCCACGGTAATGATCTTGTCGTAGGCCAGCCCCATCAACAGCTTGAAGTGAGCGTTGTGATGGTTCGTCCTACTCTGAACGAAAGCCCACAATCCCGAAGAAGTGATAACGCCGCTCGTGGCAGCGATGAGGGCGACGATCATGTCCTGGGACATTTTGATACCTGTTCCTTAGGTCGATTCTTTCCAGACCCCCGCGACACGACCCCAGGGACGCGCGAGTTTCCACACGCCACCTACATTAACGTAGGGAACGGCATCTTTCCACACGCCTGCTACGTTGAGTTGTGCCCCCGCGACGGTTTTCATACTTACTGGCGCGGAATAAGGGCTCCAGCCCACTGCATTTTGTACGCGCGTCCAGAAGTAATACGTTGTTCCCGGTTGTAGGTTGGAAACCGTCGTTACGCCGTTGTAGGCGACAGAATTCGTCACTCCGGACAAGCTTGTGCTGTAACCGATCTCACGAGCGACGATGGCGGAGCCACCATTACCGTTATCGGTGAACGAGATCAACACGCTGGTTTGATCGGGATTAGATACCACGGCCGAGTCAGGCGCCTCAGGAACCGCTTGTGTCTTGAAGGTCTTAAGCGCAGACCAATTCGAGAAACCTTTGCTGTTGTGTGTTCTCGCCCAGAAGTAATACGTCTGACCGGTAACCAGTCCAGAGATAACCTGGCTCAAACTAGTCTGGTTGGTTGTCGTTCCACCGGTCTTGGTATTACTCGTATTGCGGATGATCTGACGCGAATCAATCGCATCACCGTTGTTCGCACCATCAGCTGTCTTGATGGTCACCGACGTAGATGCGCCGGTAATCGAGACGATTGTTGGTGGGTTTGGTGCATTTGCCCGGTTGATGTTGACGCTCAGTGTCGTAGGCCCACCAAGACCGGACGTACCTGTATCGAACAGTCGGAACGTGACCGTCTGATCGGTCGTCACCGTCCAGCTACCCAAGGTGAGCCAGCCGGCTCCCTCGCTGTAGTCCGACTCTCGAGTGTTGTTGGTGGTGCCGTTGACGGTATAGCCCCATGGCATCTGATGGGCGAAAGTGCTCGAGCTATGTGCATTGATCATGAATGTAATGGTTGTCCCATTGTCCCTGATCAGCATCTCGCCAGAAGAGCCGGTGGCTTTGGTGTAGTCGGTCATAACTATCCGACTATCTTGAAGTAGATGTCTCCGTCAGTACCACCGGATGGATCGGACGTACCTGAGGTGATGCCGGCCGCCGTACGGTAACCGGCTTTCCCCACAGGAAGGAGCGCCTTGACTTGGGCAAGCAAGTCTCGTGTTCGGTTGACTTCACGAGCTCCCCAGCGAACTCGGGCCTCATCGCTACCAGTGTCCGGGACAATGGGGAATCCCGCAGCAGTGGCTTGATCTCCAACAGCCATGATTATACCTCCCTCGCAAGGTTATCGCTTTCTTCCTGCAAAATATGGAATGCTTTCCTTCCACGCCTCGTCGAACGTATCGCATTCCACAGATGTCGATCGACCAATGACGAGATACTTAGTGCCTCGCCTGATGATGCGAACTGCCACACGACTCTTCACTACGGTTGGTCTGCCCAGTAGTCGGTAAGACCCATGTCAGCCCAGTACTTGGTCGGAAGCCAGGACAACCACGAACCGGTGGTGATGAAGGTGTTGAGTGTCAACGTCGGATATGACCGAACCCCATCGGCATCCGAGACAAAGATCTGCTCTGTGACTCGCATGTTGTTGGCAACACCATCGGTATTGCGCTGTTCCACCAAGTCGCCCAGGTTGTAGTCAACGCCGTACTTGTAACTACTGGACTGTGGAATCTCTCCGTCGAATGCCTGGTATTTCTGCGCCTGCGCCAAGGCGTTGTTACCTGCCAAGATAAGCGCAGCCTCAACCGCTTCGGGAGTGGTGTAGGTGTCCGTCGTGACATCACTTGCGTCAACAACCAACACATGCCGATCGAAACCCTCAACTTCAGGGTCGACGCCGACGGGATAGACCATCTGGAAACCCGCTGGAGAGAAGACATAGGCACAGTTCTTCGCTCCGACAATTGACACCAGTTCCTTGGTGTTCTGCAGATTATCCAGCTGCGGGTCGAACACCACTGCGGGACGCAGTGTCTGACCGGACGTCAAGTCGTTTCCTGTGTAGACATCCCAGTAGATCTGCGACGTGTCGTAATGTCTGAGCATACGGAATCCGATATTCCACACATCAGCGATCTGTTTGATAGCGTCGTAAACAGTCGCTGGTGTAATGGTGACGGTTATCGGGTCAATCGGCTCGGCGATTGTGCTGGCCGACATGAACGTCCCCTCGACGATGAAAGGGATCACGTCTTGCGCAGACAGAATGCCAGTTACGCAAATGTCATGGAAGATCTTGCGCATGACTGCTGTCGGTGCATCCGTGATCATCCAGTTCGGCGAGGTAGTCAGGTCCGTCAGTGAGCCCATAGCGACTCGGTCTTGCATGATCACTTCGAGAGACGTGCCTTTGACGGTGAGCAACCGCTCGCCATCACTGCTGTCATCATCTTCGACACTATTGACGATCATCACCCGAAATGAGTGATTCATAGCCAGTATCGTCCCGACCGTAAAGGTCGACCTGCTCTTCACGGTCGAGACGATATCCAGTTGGAAGTCCCCTGTCTCACCGAAACGTTCGGTCCAGATAAGAGATTTCCACACATCGATCACGTCCACGCGTCGGAACAGAGAATCGAGCGTATAGAGCTCGAGCTCCATCACAGACCTCCATACCTATTCATGAACGAAACCGATGCCGGCGAACCTCCATCCGTGGCGTAAACTCGAATGGTGTTGTTGCCTTTCTCGAGCTCGAGCCACTTGGATTGAGGGGCCAAACCGTATAGGACGGAGGTGACGACACCTGCTCGAGTCAGAGTGACGTATTTGTCACCCTTCACCGTGCTGATAGTCAGGATATCGCCACCCACCAATGGTGCTGAGAAATCCATCGAGTAGAGATCGCCACTGGGCGTGCCTTGGTAGATCGTCACCTCGTTGAGGATATGGTGAACATTCAGCGTGATCACCATACCTGTGTTGGTAGTACCGTCGTAGACCACGTTTGTCGGAGTGATATCCGATGTGGACAGACCAGTGACGATCTGGTCATCGACGTCTACGAAATCGGGATCGAAACAGATGATGGAGATATTCGCCTCAGGATCCTGAGCGAATAGAGGTGCCTCCATGCTCTCGACCCGTCCGCTGGTATCTACCTGCAACCCTTCCGTCGTGTAGAAGCGCAGAAATACTTCAGCCTTCGACATGAAGAAGTTGTACAAGCGAGCACGAAGTTCACTCACAGGAGTATCATCGGACGGGTCCATCGCGATTTTCATCGTGACATTGCGAGGATCTCGTCGAGCGGACTGGTATTCAGCGCCGTCTTGCTGACCGAATTGGGTCGACACGACACTCGCCTTGACGGGGTCCAATCCGCCGATATCCTGGACAATCAAACCGTCTGTGATATCGTCGAGGGTCAACGAGAGAAGGTCGCCCTGCGGATTATGCACATCCACTTTGTACAGCATTATTTCTGCAGGACTCCCTTCGCGACTGAGATCTGATTCTTGGTGTTACGGTATGTATCTGCTGCAGATATTGCCTTGGGCGAGGTGTTGTACTGATTGAACGTGAGGTTGTTACTGCCAGGAACCATTCCGTCCTCAGTACCCGTACCCGCTCGTACAGCAGCAGACGTCGACAAGGCAGCCGTGTAAGCACCCGACGTGGATATGGTCGCCTTGTTCAGCGCGTCGCTGATACCACTCGCGTCTTTCTGGACCTGCGTGAGATCCAGAACAGGGCGAATGGTAGGTTGCGTGTCGATCGCCGCCAGTGTCATCTTGCTTGTATTAGCGAGCGATGCCTGCAGAGCGCTAACCGCCTGATCACCGATACTCGCGGCGGCATCAGTGACGACGCCAGTCGAGTCAGTCAGTCCCTTAGCTAGACCATCAGCAGAATATCCGCCAATCTCAGCAAACGCACGAGACGGCGACTTGATGCCGAGAGCCTTCTTGATTGATGCCACCATGGCAGCAGCAATCTTATTCATCTGGGCCTGAATCGCGGCCTGCTGTTGCTGGAGACCCTTCACGAGACCCGCGGCAGCATCGACACCAGCCTGGTACAGCTGAGTTGATGCTGTCTGACCCAGTTGGGCAGCAGCGTCATTGAGTTGCTTTTCCAGGTCGTTGATCTGCTTGATGTCGGATGGACCGCCCGCGACAAGACTGTCGACGAATGGAAGAGACGATGTGCCAGCAGCCAACAGGTCCTTGAAGGTCTGGTCGTTGAGACCTTCCTTGCGCAACACCTGCAGCTCATTCGACAACTTCTTCGTATCATCAAGCTGTTTCTGCAGAGCCGTGATGAAATCGGCCGGCGACTGGTCGGCCGTCGGCGTCGGTACGTCAGAGAACTGGTCGGTGATCTGCTGCTTGAAGTCGTCGCGAGCCTTCACGGCATCGTTGTATGCCGACGTGGCGTCCTTGATCTTGGTCGTCAATGCAGCATACTGGTTGGCCAGATTACCCAACTGGGTGTGAGAATTTGCCAACTGCTTGGTGATATCCGTGTAAGCCTTGGACTCTGCAGCGTGTTCCTTGTTCGCCTCAGCCAGAGCGGCCTTAGTGGCCTTGATCTCGGTGTTGTCCTTGTGACGAGCCGATTGCAGCTTCTTCAACTTCGCGGTCAGAGTATCGACGTTCTTGGCCGAATCCTGCATGGCTGAAGCGATCTTGCTCTTGAGCGAGTTGAATGCATTATCCACATCAGCCTTGTTCCCGCTCTTGAGACCCTGAGCGAAACCTTGGTTGACGTAGGCGCCGATGTTGTAGAATTCCTTCGACGGCGAATGGATGCCCAGAACACGTTTAGCAGCCGCCAAGGCGGAGCTTGCTACGTGCTGTGCTTCGTCGACGATCTTCCCGACACCAGACGCTAGACCACCCGTCATACCGTCGATGATCGCACTGGCCAAGTTGCGACCGGCAGCCTGCATCGCAGCCGTGTGACTGCGAATACCATTGGCGAGACCATTGACGAAGTTGACGATCAAATTCAGGCCTGCGTTGATGATTCTCGGAAGATTGGCGCTCACACCGTTGATGAAGTTCACCACAACGTTGGTACCGGCCTTGACGATAGCGCCAATGTTCTTGGCGATGCCGTTGAGAATACCGGTAACAAGCTTCAAACCCGAATCGACCATATGCGGCACATACTTGAGCAACGCATCAACCATCTTGGAGAGAAGGCTAAGAAGCGTGTCGACGATCTTCGGAGCGAGCCTATTGGTTGCATCGATGAGAGAGTTGAGAACCGTCACGATGGCATTCGTGATGGCAGGACCCGCTGCAGCAATCACGCCTGCGAAGGCGATGATTCCTTCACCGACGGCCTTCAACGCCGCGGGAATCAAGCCTATGAGGCCAGCTACGAGTGCGACAAGAGCCGCACCGCCAGCAGCACCAGATATAGCAAGTGCAGCTAGACCGGCAGACAGAGCCAGAATTCCCACGCCGGCCAATGCGGCACCAGCGCCAAGAAGGATGATGGCAGCGCCCAGACCAAGCAGAGTCGGAACCACGGGAGTCAAGAGCGCTCCTGCAATACCGATGATCGTGAAGGCTCCTGCCAGAACCACCATCCCCTTGGCGATCTCGTCCCAACCCATGTTCCCGAAGACAACGAGAACCGGAGCCAAGATAGCGAGAGCGCCAGCAACAACCAGCAATGCCGCTGCACCAGGAAGGGCTTCGGTCATACCGATCATTGCGGCGGTGATAATCAACAATGAACCTGCCAGTTCGACAAGACTCTTACCGATTTCGCTCCAGCTCATACCACCCATGACGTTCATCGCGCTAGCCAGCATCCCAAGGGATGCCGCTACGATGAGCAATGCCGCTGCACCAGGAAGGGCTTCAGTCATAGCGATCATCGCAAGAGAGATGATGCCGAGAGAACCAGCCAAAGCCACGAGACCTTTATTGATCTCAGACCAGGACAATTGTCCCATTTTGCCTAGAGCGTCACCGATCATGCTGAGTGATGTCGCTACGATGAGAATGGCTGCAGCAGACAGCAAGGAACTTGGCGGAAGGAGAGCCAGAGCTCCAGCCATCAGACCAAGACCGCCCGCCATGGCAACGAGACCGCGTTCGATCTCGGACCACGATAGCTTGCTCATCTCGACAAGGGCGCCAGCGAGGATTTTCACACCCGTCGCCAGCAAGAGCA